TTCAAGTTCATAATCAGTGCTATCATAATATCTAGCAATTTCTTCTCTATTTTTTTCAGACATTAATCCATAAAGTTTTAGAACATCTCCAAATGTTAGTATTTCTATAACCATCCAAATAGGAGGGTATTCACAATCTGGATTTTCTTGATGAAATTCTTCAATAATACTATTTTCTTTTCGTTCAAGAAGCGTTTTTATTAATTTTTTAAATTCTTTTTCTTTATCTGAAATATAGTATTTACAAAATTTAGTTTTATTAACCCAATTCTTAAAGTCAAGATATCCAAAAGCTTCATGTTTTTTTCCTAATATAAATGCTAATTTAGTTTTAAATGATATTTCAACTTTTTCTATTGCATGGAGTAAATGAATTCTTAAATTTTTGTCTTGATAAAACCTTATTAAAACATGCTCAAATGCTATTTTTTGATATTGATATTCATTATTACTATTAAGTTTATAATAGGGCTTTGCAAATTCTTTTATTTTATAGTAATTTATGTTAGCCAATCTTTCCCTTGCTTTATCAATGTTGTTAAACATCATTCCTCTATCTTTAAAAATTTGAATTAAGTCTTCAACACTTTTGTGTTCTTTTTGATACATAAACATCTCCTTAAATAAAAAAGCTCTCGCATAAGGACGTACCTCGTTCATTTAAGAACTGCAAGAGCATTGACGTTAAATTTAATTGTAATTAATGTTATCATGCTCTGCAAATTTTGTCAAGAAAAACTTGACAACTTTCAAATTTTATGCTTTAAAACACAATATATAGTATTAATTAAATTTGAAATACAATATTTAGTGTTTAATATCTATTTATCTTTAAAATGTATGTAGTTTATTTTTTTGTATTAGATTCGTTATTTTTTAATGAAACTTTTGGAATATAAATTTTGTCACTCAAAACATTTTTAGAATCAGAATCTTTTTCTAAGACAGTGGATTTGATGTTTTTAGTAGTATTTAAATCAAGTGTATAAAAAGTACTTATAATACAGTTAGATTTAATCAAGCTTTTTTTTGTTTCCGTTGTAGTTGGTATTTTATAATAATTCTTTATATCTAAAAAAGTATCTTTATCAAATGATTCAGAAAAATTAATATAATCAATATAGTTGTTACGTTTTTCTTTACCATAAATAATACTGTCTATCTCTTTTTGTTTATCATCAGATAATTTTTTATATTCACTAAATAATTTTATAAACTTATTAGTATCTTCAGCAGTATAATCTTCATTATCTATATTAAAACTAATTATAATTTTATTTATTTTCTTTTCATTATATTTATTTGTTTTCAAATCATAAATTCTTTCATCAGCTGTTCTATCATTAAATACACTTAAAATTCTAATATATTCTCCCTCTATATTTTCTGTTATTGTAAAATCTCCTTTTAACTCAACTTTTGAGTCTTTATTTATTATCTTTTCTTGAAATTTAGTATCCTTAAGAATATCTTCTCTTTCCATGGGTACATCAAATCCCATTAACCATGCAGGACTAACATCCAAAACTTTTGCCATAGAATTAAGAGCTTTCTGTCTTGGGGTTATTTTTCCAGACATGTATTGACTTAATGCTGATTTTTTTACACCACTTTGTTCTACTAATTCAATAGGTTTCATATCCCTTAAATTTAGAGCTTCTTTTATTCTATCAGAACATTTACCTTTCATAATTCAAACCTCCTGTTGAGATTATTAATTTTAATTGATTATATAATAAAGTTTAATAAAAATCAACATTTTTTTATATCAATTCAAAAAAACTAAACTTTTTTATTGACAAAAAAATCTTAGTGTGTTATATTTAGTTTAGTTAATATAAACTAAAAGGTAGGTGAGGATATGTTCGATTATAGCAAGTTAGAAGGAAAAATTACAGAAGTATACAAGTCTAATTATAAATTTGCGGAGGCTTTAGGTATATCTAAAGCGAGTATTTCAGCTAAATTAAATAATAAAGTCGATTTTACTCAATCAGAGATTTGTAAAGCTATTATTCTGTTAAAAATTCCAGAAAACGAAGTAAGTTTATATTTTTTTAATAATTTAGTTTAGTTTAAATAAACTAAGAAAGGAGGAGTATGCAAAAAATTGAAGAAACAATAGAATTTTTAAAAGTGTTAGAAGAAGAAATAAAAAAATAAAGGAGAGTGATTGAATGCAATTAACAACAGTAACACAAATGACTTCATTAGAAATTGCAGAAGTAACAGGAAAACAACATTCTCATATTATGAGAGATATAAGAGATGAGATTGAAAAACTTGAATTACAAAGAATTTCTACTGAATCCATTTTTGGATTGAGTGAATATCAAGACAGAACTGGAAGAACTTTACCCATGTATGTATTGACAAGAGAAGGAGTTTTACAGTTAGCAGCAAGATATGACGCAGTAGTTAGATTTAAGTTAATAGAAAAAAGTTAGTCAACCAGCTAAAGTTTTATCTCCAGTACAACAACTATTAGCACAAGCTCAAATCTTAGTTGAAATGGATAGCAGAGTAGGAGCAGTAGAACAGGGAGTAAGAAGACTTGAACATAACTGCAGAAGAACAATAACAAGTAATCAATTAACAGTTATAGCTTATGCAAATATGAAAGGTATTAGAGCTGATGATTATAACAGTAGCGTTGTAGGAAGAAAAGCAACAAAGTTATGTAAGGAAAGAAATGTATTAATTGGTAAGGTTGTGGATAGTAGATATGGGCTAATAAACACATATCCTGAAGAAATTTTAGACGAAATATTTTTAAGTGAATAAAAGGAGGACTTATTATGAACAAAGATTATGAAGAAGAATTAGAAAATGAAGATTTACAAGATGAAGATGATGAAATGGCAAATGATAACAGAACAGATAATGAGTATGCTAATGGGTATCGTAGAGAAGGTTATACATGTTCTGACTGCATCTACTCTGATTGTGATGGTAATCAATTATGTAGCTTATTTGAACCTTGGTAAAGGAGGAATATGGAAAGACATTCGTTTGAAATACAAAGAAAAGATGGAAAACCTATAAAAATTCTTATGGATGAAAAAGAATTAAATGGAGTTATAGAAGTAGAAATATCTAGTATTAACAGTGGAGAAAGAGCAAAAGACTCCATAACAATAACTTTTATTGATATAGAGTCTTTAAAAATAACTAATTTGTAGAAGATATCCATTTTGTTATTATTGCACCAACAGCATTAAAAACATCAGGATATTTTCTAAAAATATCAGCAAACTTTGAAACTATTAAAAAAAAAGAAAGGAGTGCTATGGAAGAAATAATAGAAATTATCAATAAAAAATTTATAAATGAAAAGCAAAAAATCAAAAAAATAACTATTCTTCTTGATGTTTATGACGAGAAGACAGAATTAGTTCATGGTATTCTAATAACTTTACCTTCACAGAATAATTCTTTCTTGGAGTTACTAAAACAAGTTTAAAAGAAGGGTTAGTATTATTAAAAAAAGGAAAACGAAAACTAACATATTGAGTATCAAAAGGTTCAATTCTTAGTGGAATGATAGCAATTTTTTCTGGTGAGATATAAGTCTCAATTCTATTAACTTCATCTGTAAGAACTCTAGGAATTTGAAATTTTAAATCATTATAATGTTTATTCTTTGAAGCTTCTTCAACATAAACTTCATCAATAGTAATTGGGTGGGCAGAAGAATTGCTAATTTTAACTGAAACAACAGCTATTTTAGTAGTTTTAAATGTAAGATTTGGAATATCTTCAGATTTTATTATATAAGAATTTCTTAAAGGTTTAATAATTAATTTTGGCAAATAAAATTTGTAATTAAAAAAATCAATAGCTAAAGCTAATGAACCTGTTACGACACCAATGATACTTAATATTAACTCTATTTTCATAACAATTTCCCTTTCTAAAATAATTTTTAATTAGATTATAACACAAAAGGAGAGAAGAAAAAATGCAAGATTTATATTTTATAAGCAATGAAGCAAGAACAATTTTTGGGCTTGCAGAGTTAGGAGGAAAACAACAGTTAGATTTCTTAGGAGTAGATTTTGAACACTATTCTAATAGAGAATTGGCTAAAAGTTGGTACACAGAAACAAAAGAAAAAATAGCTGATAGTAAGCATCCAAAATTAGAAATAGCATTAGCAAATTTGGAAAAAATTTATGCTGGTATGAAACATTAAAGGAGGCTGTAAAAATGGGAGTACATAGAAATGAATTTTTAAGATTAATAAAAATAATACCATTTCCTGCTACTGCAAAATTAAAAGATGTAGTAGCAGTAATGGAAGCTTATAAAAAGATGGAGGTTAGCAATGAAAATAAATGAAGATGAAACTTTTGCAAGAGCAACTCTTGTAAATGTAATAAAGTACAAAATAAGATGGTTACTGAAAGTTTTTTGGTACGGTATAAATAAACCTTTGGATATTCTATTGGAATGGATGTGATGCATATGACTGAGTTTGCAGATGTAACTAGAGTAATTGAATTATTAGGTTGTAGCCAAGCAATGGCTTATAAAGCTATCAGAACACTTAATTCTGAACTTAAAGAAAAAGGTTTTTTAACTATACAAGGGAAGGTGAATGAAAATTATTTAAGAGAAAGATATGGTTTAGAAAAAAGAAAAACATCTGTTGACAGCGACCAAACTAAAACAGATGTTCAAACAAAATAGGGTAGGTAAACCCTTACTTACCCTTGATTTTACTATAAATAATAAAAAATATCAAGGAGGAATTTATGTTAGTTTATATATCACACCCAAATACTGGGGAAGAAGATAAGAAAATAGTTGAAGATTTTATAAAAGAAAACTTAAAAAAATATAAAGATGTTACATTCATATCTCCAATACACGCATTAGATTGGCAATATGGTGAAAATACTCAACCTTCTAAAAAAATGAATGATCATGTTGAACTATTATCAAAGTGTGATGTCATTGTTATGAAAACATTAAAAGATGTTATGCATTATCCTGAATGCTTGTTGGAAGCTGGATACGCAAAAGGAAAAGAAATTTCTTTTGTGCTATGGGATGAATTTGATAAATGGATGAAAAGATTTGATGATGACTTTGAAGATGATGAAGATTAAAGGTGATAAATATGTTAAAAGCAAAATTTATAGATAAGATACTGGAAGTCATGCAAGAAGAAGCAGACAGAATTTGGATAGATAACAAAGAAGTTACTGTTTGCTTTAAAGATAGCAAAGATGTAGACGGTAATGCAGAAATACTTAAACACATCTATACTCTACAACTCAATAAGGTTGTTGGAGAATACAGAATTTCTATAGATTATAAGTTTAAAAATATAGAAATTCATAGAGGAACTAAATTTGTATGTTTAAGAGGTTTTGGAAAATATGAAGTAACAGGAATCTGGACAATGATTTTAGAAGAAATTGAAAAAGATAAGGTGAAAAATAATGATAAATAGATGGGAAGTTTTGGAGTGCTTAAGGGAATATCCTAATAAATCCAGAAAACAAATAGCTGAACATCTAAATGAAGATTATGAAGCTATTAAAAAATGTATCATTAGATTTAGAAAAAATGGTTGGATAAAAGAAGTTAATGGTAGTTGGGTGGTTATTAAAACACCAGCTATAAATAAATCTGATGACAAAATAGAAATAGTAGAAGAAATGATGGAAACTCTTTTAGAAGATTTTAAAAGCAGCACAAAAGTAAGTGAAAGAATTAGATTGGCAGAATTATTGATACAACTATTAAGTAAATTTTAGGAGGCAAGAATGTTTAAGATAGATGATAAATATTATGAATTGGTATTGGAGGATGAAGATATAGCGGTTTTACAGAATGTAAGTACAGGAGAACCTTTGACAATGCCTATAAGAGAACTTTGGAATTATGCAATATAAAGGAGATTTATAAATGTTAGAGAAACAAGTAGAAAATCAAATAAAAAAATGGTTAGAACAAAATAAACATTGGCACTTTAAAGTACATGGTGGACCTTTTCAGAAAGTAGGAGTTCCAGATATAGTTGCTTGCATAAAAGGAAAATTTGTAGCAATAGAAGTAAAAAGACCAAATGGAGGTGTTGTATCTAAATTACAACAAGTACAAATGGAGCAAATAAAAGCTTGTGGTGGTGTAGTTGGAGTAGCAAGAAGTTTAGATGAGTTTATACAAATATTGAAGGATAGTGAATTATTATGATGCTATACCAGTATCAAAAAGATTTATTGGATAAGAGTTTAAAAAACTATATTTACCCACTTGGAACTGGAACTGGGAAAACTATTTTATCAATACATCATTATTTTAAATATGCAAAAGATAAAAAATTGATAATAGTTGCACCAGCTCAAAAAGTTAAAGAAGGTGGCTGGGATAGAGAAATTAATAATTTCAACAAATATTATGAAACAAGTATAAATTATGAAGTTATTAGCTATGGGAGATTAAAACATGTGGAAGGAAACAAAGATATATACTTAATTTTTGATGAATGCCACTATATAAAAAACTATAAAAAATCTCAAAGAAGTAAATTAGCTTTAAAGTTATGCAAACTTTGTTATGGATATTGCTTATTGTCAGCAACACCAGCAAGTAACGGGTATCAAGATTTAGGAAACTATATGGCTATATTTGGAATATATAAATCGGGATATAGTTATGAAAAAGCAAATGCTATAAAGCAATTAAATTATATGGGATTTTCAGAAATAGTTGGTTGGAAGAACACGGAATACATTGATAAATGCTGGAAAGCTATTAGTAGTATAGTACTTAATAAAAATGATTGTTTGGATTTACCAGATTTAGTATTTGAAGAAAAGTATTTTGCAGCTGGTGATGAGTACATAACAATAAAAAAAGATAGAGTTTTAGGAGATGAATTATTTGACAGTTCTCCAAAATTTATAGCAGGTCTTAGACAATATGCTGGCTTTAATGAAAAACTAGAATATTTAAAAGAGTTCAGAGAATCAACAGATTCAAATATCTTAATATTTTATAACTTTAAAAAAGAAGCAGAAGCTATAAAACAATTAGTAAAAGTAGATTATGAGGTAAGTGGAAATGTAACCAATATACCAATTTTTGAAGATTTTAAAAATTTAAAAAATAAGACAACTATAGTACAGATACAAGCTGGTGGAGCAGGGATAGAGCTTCAATATAATTCAGAAGTAATATTTTTTAGCCCTACTTGGAGTTATCAAGACTATGAACAAGCTATCGGTAGAGCTTACAGGATAGGTCAAAAAAATAAAGTAACAGTTTATAAGTACATTGGACTAGGGACAATAGAAGAAAAGGTTTATACAAGGTTAGATGATAAAAAAGACTTTGTAGATAAATTATTAAATTTAGAAGATTTAGGAGGATACGAATGGAACAAGAAAAAATAGTATCACACACTCCTGGAGAGAGTGTAACACAAAACAGAAATAAATACCTTGGTGGAAGTGATTTACCAGCACTATTTAACGTAAGTTCTTTCAAAGATTGCTTTACTCTTGCAAGAGAAAAAGCAGGTATAATTCCAGCAACATTTAAAGGGAATGAATACACAAGGTATGGACAATTATTAGAACCACAAATAAGAGATTATATCAACAGTATTTATGAACTTAAATTTAAAGAAAATACTAACATCAATGAAGATTTAAGACTTAGAAGTAACTGTGATGGGTTGGATGTAGAGGCTGGACTGCTATTAGAAATAAAAACTAATGCTGGAGACAAGACAACATATGAAGATGTATATGATTATGTATTACAAATGCAAATGTATATGTTTCAATTCAATGTTGATAAAGGGTATCTTGTTCAATATAAAAGACCTGAAAATTTCTGGAGTGGATTAAACTATGAAACTCAATATACAGATGATTTTTTTAATCAAGAGTTTGAAGCAGAA